AAGAATTAAGCGTCACAATTCCACTTGATTCAACAAGCAAAACACTACTTAATTCATGCGGTGAAATTGGATTTTATGCTGACAGCGAAACCAATACAACGGATTTACTCGATAAAATAATTCGTTCATGTGGCGCGGCATGGTACTTTGTTGGAACGACAATTTATGCAAAGTTAATCGCACTCGCTACAACTAGCGTTATTGATTTGACAGAATCTGAAATTATAAGCATTGATAGAAGCGCGTGTGGTATCGGTAAAAACGGATTGCCCGTGTGGTCTGTGAGTATGATTTACAATCGGCTCGAAACCACGCAACAAGAAACTGAATTGGCGATAACCGTTAGTGCTGCGAGAAAAGCAGAATTAGCGAAAGGATTTCAGAATTTTCCAATTATTGATTTAACAGTTTTTGCGCGACACGCAATGAGCCAAACTATTGACATTGATAGCGTTTTGCGTAATGAATCGGACGCGATAGCCGTTGCAACGCGATTGATACTGCTAGCAAAAAACCGCGTTGACGTAGTTACAGTAACAGCGGTTGTTGAATCAATACCAAATTTAAATTTATTTGATGGTGTAAATGTGATAACGAAAAAACTAGGCTACAGTGCAGGGCGGTTAATGACTGTCATAAGCTATGAACTGGACATTAAAAGAAAGCGGTATGTTTTGGAGTTGATAGGATGACAAGTAACGTTTCATTAAGCTATCCAAATCGCATTGATGAAAGCACATTAGTTCCAGCAAACAGTGCGAACTGGACAACAGAATTGCCGCTAATCAACGCTCAAAACCATGTATTAAAGAAAGTAGCGCGAACGGTAACAGGTGTAAATGCCGCAGGTGATTCAATCAGTGTTACTTTTGGTATTGTATTACCAAAATACCGTGAAATTGGCTGCATTGCGATTGCGAATCACAATCTAACAACTAACGCCACAATACGATTCGAGGGCTTTTATAATGATGATTACACCGATAAAAAATTCGATAACGGCATAAATTACTTTGCTTACACGCGGCTTTATGCACCTGAAAGCGGATTTTATTTGTTTGAAAATCCAGAATGGTGGTATGGCACAATTGAAGAAAGCCAATTGTTGAGCTATACGCCGTTATCATCTTACTATCCCGACACTAACAAAGTTTGTAAATCGATTCGGGTAACGATAACCGATACGCTAAACCCTGACGATTATATTCAATTCGGGCGGGTGTTTTTAGGGCGTACTGTTGAGCCAAAATACAATCCCGAGTATGGCGATTTGCAGCAAGGCTATGTTGATTTAACTGAAATACAACGCGCAATTGATAACACAAAGTATTTTTACATTAAGCCAAAAATGCGAACCGTGTCGTGTATTTTTAAACATCTTGACAAAGATGAAGCTTATTTAGGATTTTACGATGCACAGCGCGAAGTTGGTATTAGCGGCGAATTGCTTTACGCTTACAGCAAGCCAGAATATATTGGCAACATCAATATGACTTATGACAAAGCGTTTTATGCGCGAAACTTTTTGTGTAATTTTTCAGAATTAAACCCGATTGACAATCCATACATCAACGGTTACGCAACAACAATCAAATTAGAGGAAATAGTATAAATGGCAAATTCAGTAACATTCCCATCGTCAATCGGTGGCGATGACAATACTTACACAGACGACAACAATCCCGATACAGGGCTAGCGGGTGGCGGTGCAGTTGTTCGACTAATACCGATGTTTTCAAACGTAGTGAATATCGCAAACTACGTTATTACCGTTGGTTCTAATGCCGTTAACGCACCCGCAACCAACGCAACCAGCACGACAAGCCTAACAATCGGTACGGGTTCAAAGTCATTGACGCTAGCAGAAATAGGTAAGCTGTTTTATATCGGTCAAACAGTGTCGATTAGCGACACGACGGGCTTAAATGTCATGTCTGGAACTATCACGGCATTCGATAGCGGCACGGGTGCAATGACGGTTAATGTGACTAATGCTATTGGCACTGGAACGATTGCATCATGGATTATTAGCGTCGGTGCATTATCAGCAACGTCAACAGGTACATCATTAGTAAAAGGAAATGGAACAGGTGGATTTAGTGCTGCAACAGTTAGAACGGATTATGCAGAACCCACAACCGCTTTAGCTACTGGTTTATTGAAGAACACAACTACAACGGGCGCACATACGATTGCGGTAGCGGGTACGGATTATCAAGCTGTTATAACGGGCGGTGCGACAACCATTACAACCGCTGATTTGACAGTTTCAAGAGCATTGGCATCGAATGCAAGCGGCAAGGTTGTAGTAAGCACAGTGACAAGTACGGAGTTAGGTTATTTATCTGGCGTTACGTCTGCCATTCAAACGCAACTTGGAACGAAACAAGCAACACTCGTAAGTGCTACAAATATCAAAACGGTTAATGGTAATACGTTGCTCGGAAGTGGTAATTTAGCAATAACTACAAGTGGCTTAAATTCTGGCGCAACGACTAACATGACGGGGTTGCTCAAAGGCGATGGAACAACGATTAGTGCTACTACTGACTATGCAACACTGGGTGCGAATACGTTTACGGCTGACCAAACTATAGGCTGGGCTAGAGTTGGTCACGGTAGTAATTTCAATTCTACCAATACCGTTTTGGGATATGACGTATTAAACGGCGTATCTAATACTGGAACATATAATACCGCAGTTGGATATATGGCTGGTAACGGTGTCACCTCTGGCAACTACAACACATTTTTAGGCGCACGGGCTGGGGTTAGTAATACTACTGGGGCAGGAAACATAATTATAAGTCCAATGACCAGCGGCTCTAGCGTATCACCTGTTTTTAGCGTTACTACTCAAAATGACCGCATTTCGATGGGTTCAACTGGTATAACGAATGCTTATGTTCAAGTTGCGTGGACTGTTGTTTCAGATGCTAGAGACAAGACAAACTTTTCACCCGTTCCACACGGACTGGATTTCGTTAATCAATTAAAGCCGATTTCATATCAGTTTAGAGAAAGCCGCGATTCAGACATTACAAACGGCGGTGTTAAATACGGATTCAAAGCGCAAGATATTTTAGAATTAGAAGGTCAAAATTCTGTCATTATCGACAGTCAAAACCCTGAAAAACTCTATTACACATCTGACCATTTAATCCCCGTGCTTGTTAAAGCAATTCAAGAATTAACGGCGCGGGTAGTTGAGTTAGAAAACAGATAATAAAAAGCCCTCGAAAGAGGGCTTTTCTTTTTAGTCAAATAGTGATTCGGTTTGATTTAGCAAACCGATTAAATCCTTTACTTTGTCATCAAATAAAAGTGAATCGCCTTTTTTACCAATGCACAACGCACCGATTTGATGCGTTGCCTCGTAAGTGTATCGTGTGACTGGTGGTAATTCTTTTCGATTCAAATAACCGTTGCGAACTAAAATATCAAAGTGTTTTGTAACTTGACGTGTTGGGCAATTCATAATTACAGCAAGCGTTTTTTCGTCGCGTGGTTCACGTTGATTCACGATTGCAAGTTGTGCCGATTGCGCCGATAGCTGTTTTTGATATTCAGCAAGTGCATTGTTTTGATGATTGCGAATATAATCACGCATTGCAATAAAAGCGCGTGCTATTTTTCTTTGATGTTGAGCTGCAATTTTACCAGTGAATCTGCCAGTGATAATTAAAGCCTCTTCTTCTGTTAATTCATACATAGTGCGCTCTTTTCCTTGAACGTCTAAATATGACGTGCGTGCAATTTTGCACGCACCGAAATCACCAACAACATCACGAACATAATTAACAATGGTTCTGTTTACAACAGACGGCGACTTACCATAAATTTTAGCGATTTGAATTGATGTGATAATTGTTTCACCACATTTGTTTTCGCTTAATAACTCTTGCATTTTAAAAACTCCAGATAATAAAAAACCCGCGACTAATAAGTGGGTCAAGCACCTATCAATACACGGGTAAAAATGAATTTTTAGATTTAATGCACCTTGACCGTGAAAAGCTAAAAACTCAAGGATATTATAGCATAATTTTAAAATTACTCGCATTAAAAAAGCCCTTTAATCGTTCCAACTTGTCAAAGTTTCATAGCAATTTTATTTACTATGCTGGAATGATTAAAGGGCTATTGATATAAAACTTTGACGCGGTAATTATAACATAGTTTCAATCAATTTGTTCAAATACCAACGGCATTTTTGCAAGTCCTCAATGCCGTTTTTGTTTCGATACCGCCATTGATATTTGAAAACGTTGCCGCGCAAATAACCGATAAATTCATCTTTTGTTAGCATTGATTCCATTGCGTCAATACATTCAATCAAGCCATTATTGTAATGCGCTGGCTTATCTATTGCTTCTTTTGTGCTACTCATTTGTCTAGTCTCTTTTCAGCGTGATAGTCACTGTACTTTTCGGGATAGCGTTTTGCTAGTTTGTCAACGTTTTTACTTGCTACCGATTCCATGTTAACGCCTAGCGTGTCACACGCTAAAGCCACAAACCACAGTAAATCGCCCAATTCTTCAATCGCGTTTTTGCTGTCAAGTGTTTGACCATAGATTGCGTATTTTTTCACGCAATCCACAAACTCCCCTGCCTCGCCTGCCAATCCCATTGCCGCATGAAGTAGATTAAAAACAAAATCCCCTGCTTTTGCAGTTCGTATTGCGTTTTTTTGATATTCTTCAAAGTTCATTGTTTTCTCCATTCAATAAAAAACCCCTTGAATCCGATAGTACGAGTATCGAACGCAAGGGGTAAAAATGAATTTTTAGATTTTAATGACCTCGTACGCCTAAAGCTAAAAACTCAAGGCGTATTTTATACTAAAACATCTTTGTTGTAACCATAAACTTTAAAGAAACCCGTTTTATCTTTTTGGTACGTTACAGTTTTGATACTCAAGTTTCGTGCCAATTCAAACTCAATTTGCAACGCCATTTGTTTTGGCGTGGACTTGTTAAACCAAACCAAAAACGAGCGCGTCGGTGTCGTGAATTTAACCTTTAAACAATCATTACCTGCTTTTGAAAGTGTTGGTGTCACTTGAATATCTAAGCATTCTTCAGTCTGTAAAACGGTTGCGTCTTTGATTTGCGCGTGTTCAAGTTTTAATTTGTCATTTGGGTCAATCAATTCACTTTTGCAGTTCGCACAGTAACGCGCCGCAATATCATTTTCATGGTTGCATTCTTCACACTCTTTAAACGTCCAGCGATATGAACATCTATCAATTACACCACGATTAACAACGGTAAAAGTGCAACGCCGTCCGTAATGTGCTGGCATTGCGCCTAAGCCTTCTACTTCAATGCGATTGCCTTCGAGGTCAAGCAAATAACCGTTATCGTCAATCGCTTGGTTTGCATCAACGTCACGTCGTTTTGAAAACTGATTAACGCCATTACACGCAGGACATTTTGCATCAATTGGCACGCCTACTTCACCGCCGCCACTTGCTTTTATTTCAGGATTAAACACGTCACCGTCAGGGCAATGCCGCTCAATGTTTTCAGCATAATCCAAAACTAAGCAGTCCGTTTTACCTTCGCAGATACGCAAACCACGCCCGATAATCTGTTGAAGCAATGCAACGCTTTCGGTGGCGCGTAAAATCGCAATGGTGTCGCAATTTGGCGCGTCAAAACCTGTTGTAAGCACTGCAACATTAACCAAGTATTTAATCGCGCCACTTTTGAATCGTAGCAAAATTAACTCGCGTTCATTCGCGGGCGTTTCACCTGTTACGATTTCCGACAAGCCGCGCGGCAATGATTCCATTACTTCAAGTGCGTGCTGAATCGTTGCAGCGAATATCATTACGCCTTTTCTGCCCTGTGACTTTTCAACAACATCCGCAACAATCGAACTGGTTAATCTACCTTTTCCAATAAATGCTTTATCCACGGTTGCGCTGTCGAAATTCCCCATCTTGTTTTGAGTTAATCCGCTAGTGTCATAATGCGCGTTAGTTGCGCCGATAACAGGATTACTTAAAAAACCCTGTTCAATCAATTCACGCGCTTCTAAACGATAAACAAGACGCTTAAAATAAGGCTCTTTCGCTTGCGTATCGTCTAGCATCTTGCCGTTAGCATCAATACCATAAACAAAACCGCTGCCCAAACGATAAGGGGTAGCACTTAAACCAATAACACGCAGATTCGGATTGTGTTCCCGCAATGATTCAATGATAGTTTTAACGGTCGGTGTGATTTGGTGGCACTCATCAATAATCACGGCGCAAAACTTCGCGCCAAAACGATGCAATTGGTTTTTAATACTTACTGGCGTTCCAACTACAAGCGGGTGCTTTAAGCAGGTTTCACCAACACTAGCACTAAACATTGAGCATTTACCACCGACTAAACGCAGTTTTTCAGCATTTTGTTCGACTAATTCCTTTTTCGGAACGATGCACAAAACGTGCTTACCTTTGCTGATTTGGTTCAATGTGTTTGCAATCATAGCAACAACCACGCTTTTACCTGCACCAGTTGGCAATTCAATTACACAGCTTTC